TTTAACTATCCAAAAGTTAATATTGCTTTAACAAGCGCACAAACAGTTACAGCATTCTTTGTTCGTTTAGCGCCTTCTGTGAGTAACTCAGTAACTGGAACACTTGGTGATCGTGAACTTATTAATCGTTCACAGTTGCTTCTACAAAAATTACAAGTACAGTCTGATCAGTCTGTTCAAATTACTGGTATTTTGAATCCTGGAAATATTGATGCGTCGTCATTAACTTGGAACTCTTTGAATCAATCAGCATTCGGATCTCAACCTTCTTTTGCTCAAATTTCTACCAGCAATGCGACTGCTGCAACTCCAGGCGAACAGATTTTTGGTACTCTTGCTGCTCCAGGAAGTTTGAACGAAATTGACTTATCAAACCTTAAAGAATTAACAAACTCGGCAATCGGTGGTTATAGTAACTATCCAGATGGTCCAGATAACTTAGCTATCGTGGTAACAAACCTTACAACAAGTAATACACGTGTAAGTATTAACTTATTCTGGTCAGAAGCCCAAGCATAAATATAGAAATTAGAGGACAATTATGGCAACACAAGTACAATTTCGAAGAGGAACTACTACCCAGAACAATGCGTTTACTGGTGCACAAGGCGAAATTACAGTTGATACAGACTTAAAAACCCTACGTCTCCATGATGGCACTACTGCTGGTGGTGGAGCAACTGTTGTCACTCTTACAGGAACACAAACTCTTACTAATAAAACTTTGAGTACTGGTTCTACTTGGACAGGTTCTGCAGTCGCTCTATTATATGGTGGTACAGGATCTTCTCTTACTGCTTCTAATGGTGCAGTCACTTATTCTACTGCTTCTGGTTTAGCTCTTAGTGCTGTTGGAACTTCTGGTCAAGTATTGACTTCTGCTGGTGCTGGTGCTCCAACATGGACAACCCCAACTGTCTACGCAACTACTGGTAAATCTATTGCCATGGCAATGGTATTCGGAGGATAACATGGCAGTATCCACAAGAGTTGGTTTAAAAGAATATGCTCTGAGAAATCTTGGCGCACCTGTACTTGAAATTAACGTAGATGACGATCAATTAGAAGATCGTCTTGATGAAGCACTAGATTATTGGAGACTTTATCACTACGAAGGTGTAGAACAGATTTATCTTAAACAACAAATTCGTGCTTCTGAAATCACTTTGACTAGTTCAGTTGCTGCAAATTTTCAGATTGCAGAAAAAATTACTGGAGCATCTTCTGGTGCAACTGCTGAAGTTTGTAGAGACTCCAGCAGAACTTCTTCTGGCACATTATTACTAGTTAGAAATATTGCTGGCACATTTACTGCTGGTGAAGCCATTACTGGTTCTGCAGGACATACTGCAACTACAGTTTCTATTACATTACGTGAATATGATAATCGTTATGTTGAAATCCCAGATTACGTTTGGGGTGTCACAAAAATTTTATCGGTTGGCCAGGCATCATCTTCAAAGAACATTTTTGATTTACAGTATCAATTACGCTTAAATGACTTGTATGATTTAACATCTACGTCTTTAATCTATTACAAAACTGTAATGAGTCATCTTGCATTATTGGATTTTGAACTAAACGGACATCAAGGATTTAGATATAATCGTTTGAACAATCGTTTATATCTTGATGCAAATTGGCAGACAGACTTTATTCTTGGTGATTATATCATTGTACAATCTTATCGTGCAATGGATCCAACAACATGGTCTAAAGTTTACAATGAGCCATGGTTAAAATATTATACTACTGCACTGTTTAAAAGACAGTGGGCAACCAACTTAAAGAAATTCTCTGGTATTCAGCTTCCAGGTGGTGTTACATTGGATGGTGATAAACTATACGCTGAAGCACAAGAAGAAATTGATAAACTAGAACAAGATTTAATGACCAAGTCTGCTCCGTTAGACTTCTTCATGGGATAATTAATGCCAACTAATGTTTATTTTACACAAGGTACTAAAAACGAACAGTTCCTTGTAGAAGATCTTATCATAGAATCTCTTAAGATTTATGGTCAGGACTTCTTTTACATTCCAAGAACATTAGTTTCCAAAGACGAAATTCTCGGTGAAGATCGTCTAAGTAAATTTACATCATCATTTCCAATCGAAATGTATTTTGAAAACGTAGATTCTCTGGATGGTCAGGGTGCGTTTATTCAGAAGTTTGGTTTAATGATGGAACAGTCTGCAACTCTTGTGGTTGCACGTAGACGTTGGGAACAGATGGTCGGACGATTCGGTGCTACAATTATTCCTACTCGTCCATGCGAAGGTGATTTAATTTACTTTCCGCTGACTAAAGGTATGTTTGAGATTAAATTCGTTAAGCATCAAGATCCATTCTATCAACTTGGTAAACTTTATGTTTACAAATTACAAGTTGAATTGTTCCAGTACTCTTCCGAAAAAATCGATACTGGTGTGGCTTCTATCGATGCGTTTGAGACTCTTAAAACTTTCAGTACTAATACCACAAGAACACCTTATGGTGAAGTTAAGGGTATAACTATTACAAATCCAGGAATTGGATATACATCTGCTCCGACAGTATCTTTCCTTGGTGGATCTGGTTCTGGTGCAACAGCAACGGCATATCTTGGTAATGGAATAAATACTGGTAAGGTAACACAAGTTATCGTAACAAATCCAGGTGTCGGTTATACAACTGCACCAACAGTAGTATTTACTGGTGGTGGATTTAGTTCTACTGCAGTTGCTACATCATCTATTGAAGCCAATGTAGATAAGGTAGAATCTTTTGGCGATAACAATAAATTTAAGGTTCAGGCTGCAGATGTATTATTCAATGTGGCTAACCCATTTGGAGAAGTTGATATTACTTCTCCAGTTACAGTTCAATATGCAACATCGGCAGATATTACTACAATATATGCAGACTCCACTACAATTACAGCAGATGCAGCTTAAAGGTTAACAAATGGCAAAGCAAACAATTACATTAGGCACAGTAGCAAATGATGGAACAGGTGATCCGTTAAGAACAGCATTCACCAAAACGAATGCTAATTTTACTGAACTGTATACTTCTGTTGCTGCACTTCAATCATCAGACGCTGACTTAACTGCAATTGCAGCATTGTCTGGCACTAGCGGATTCTTAAAGAAAACTGCATTAAATACATGGACACTTGATACTAGCACTTATCTAACTGGTATTACTTCTAGTCAAGTTATTACTGCTCTTGGATATACTCCATACAATGGTGCAACTAATTCAAATTCTTACCTAACAGGTATTACTTCTGCACAAATTATTACTGCTCTTGGATATACTCCTTATAGTGCAGCAAATCCAACTGGTTATGTTACTTCTGCTCAAGCAGGTATTCCTGATCAAACAAGTAATAGTGGAAAGTTTTTAACAACTAATGGCACTGCTTTAAGTTGGGCTAGCCTTTCTGCTTATGATACCATCACAGCTAGAAATACTGCATTGAGTTCTTATACTGGTTCTACTACGATAACTACACTTGGTACTATTGCAAGTGGCACTTGGAATGGTGGAGTTGTTGGTGTTACTTATGGTGGTACTGGTGTTACAACATCAAGTGGAGTAAACTCTCTTGTTCTTCGTGATGCTAACCAAAATATTACAGCAAATAGTATTCTTGAGGGTTATGTTTCTGTTGCTGCAGCAGGAACAACTACTACATTAACTGTAAGTAGTGCACCTAATTATTTGGTTACTGGTTCTGGTGGTCAAACATTCAAATTACCAGATGCTACTACACTAACTGTTGGAACAAACTACTTTTTTAATAACAACCAGAGCAGTGGCACAATTATTGTTCAGAATAATTCTTCAACTACAGTTCACACTATTCAATCTGGTAGTTATGTTGAAATTGTTTTAATTTCAAATGGAAATGCAGCTGGTAGCTGGGATGTACATAACTATGCGCCATCTGGTGTTTCTTGGTCTACAAATACATTAGACTATGCAGGTTCAATTACTAGCGCAACTTGGAATGGTACTGCTGTTGCTCCTAATCGTGGTGGCACTGGTGTAGCAAATAACGCAGCAAACACAATCACTTTCACAGGTAGTTATTCACTCGGTTTGACACTAAGTGCAAATACTGCGGTGACTCTACCAACTACTGGTACTCTTTCCACATTGGCTGGCACAGAAACATTAACAAACAAAACTCTTACTAGTCCAACTCTAACTACACCAACGATTGGTGTTGCCACTGCCACTAGCATAAACAAAGTATCGATTACTGCACCAGCAACAGGTTCTACTTTAACTTTAGTAGAAGGTTCTACCCTTGCTACTTCTGGTGCATTTAGTACTACTCTAACTGCTACTGCCACAACTAATGTGACACTACCAACTACTGGTACTTTGGCAACTCTAGCTGGTACTGAAACATTTACTAATAAAACTCTTACCAGCCCAACTCTAACTACTCCAGTTCTTGGAACTCCATCTTCTGGAACATTGACCAGCTGTACTGGTCTACCAATTTCTACTGGTGTTTCTGGATTAGGCACTGGTGTTGCTACTTTCTTGGCAACTCCATCTTCTGCTAATTTAGCAGCTGCAATTACAGATGAAACTGGTACTGGTGTTTTATTATTTGGCACTAGCCCAGCGATTACTACTTCAATAACAACTGCAAGTACTACATTCGCTCTTATCAATACAACTGCCACTACAGTAAACTTTGCTGGTGCAGCAACTACTGCATTAAACATTGGCGCAAGTGGCGCACCTATCACTGGCTTTGCTGCAACTGCAACTACTTCAAGTACTGCTTCTAGTCTTGGTTATCTTGGTATCCCACAAAGCGCAACTGCCACTACTGCTACTTTAGCAATCGGCGATGCTGGTAAACACATTTATGTGACAACTGCATCACAAACTATAACTATTCCTGCAAACTCTTCAGTTGCATATCCAATCGGAACTACCATCGGATTTATCGCTGGTCCAAGTGCCACTACTGTTACTATCGCAATTGCCACTGATACTATGTATCTTGGTGGAACAGGAACTACTGGTTCTAGAACTCTTGCTGCATACGGAATGGCAACTGCTGTTAAGGTTGCTGCCACTACTTGGTTTATTAGCGGAAACGGATTAACATAATGAGTGGTGCACTATCACTGTCGATGCTGGGGTCTTATAAGACTGCAGCATTTGTGCCAACTCTGGTATATGATTTAGATGCAGCAAATTTTTCTGCTGTACCAACCAGTGGTGTATCAAAAGATGCAACAGGAACTTATACCTTAACATCAAATGCTGGTTCTTCTTTAACTTGGAACAGTGCTAATGGCGGAACATTTGTTAAGTCAAACTCTACAGGTACAGATTATATTTACGGTGGTCCAAATTATGCTACTGGACAAAGTTATTCAGTATTCATGGCATATAAACTATCCGCAACATCGGCTGGTAGATTATTAAACACTCAAAGTGAAGCAAGTAAAGATTGGTTAATGGGTGCGTATAATGGTAATCCAAATACCTTCTATCCAAATTTCTCTGTTAATTTACCATCAACTGGTGCTGATACAGTTTGGCATTTAGACTGGGCAACTTGGGATACTACTACAAGTACTGGTAAATTATATACCTCAACAAGCACTGCGCCATCTGCTGCAGCGTTTACAGCAACTAATGCTGGTGGTGGTGGTTTTAATCAGTTAAGAATGTTTAGTCGTGCTGCTGGTACAGAAGTTCAATCTGGTAATATTGCATTTGTTAAAGCATATAATGGTGTGTTATCATTGGCAACCATTCAATCGTTACACGCTACATATAAAGCAAGGTTTGGTTACTAATGTTAAACAATAATGTATACTACCACGGAATTATTCGCAAGTGCATCGTAGGATTTGGCACTTTATTCAGTGACATCTATATCGATCGTCGTGAAGGCGACTCTGTAAATGGTAATGTTATTCAGCGATTACAAGTTCCACTTGCCTATGCTCCAAAAGAAAAGTGGTTAGTTCGTTTGGACCAAGATCCAAATTTAGAAAACCATACTTACGTTTCGCTACCAAGAATGTCTTTTGAGATTATTGGTTACAACTACGATCCTTCTCGTAAAGTGAATCGTATGCAACAAATAAAATGTGGTGATGGTTCAGGTTCTGTTTCTACAATGTATAGCCCTGTTCCTTATAACATTGACGTGTCACTTTATATTCTTACTAAAACTCAAGAAGATGGTCTACAGATTCTAGAACAAATTCTTCCAACATTTACACCAGAGTATACATTGGCAATTAATGTCGTGCCAGATATGAATGTAAAAGTTGATGTTCCTATCGTTCTAAATAGTGTATCAGTATCAGATGAATACGATGGCGATTTCCAAACTCGTAGATTTGTTACTCATACACTATCGTTCCAAATGAAAACAAATCTGTTTGGACCAATCGCAGGACAAGGTGTTATTCAAACTGTCAATGCCAATGTTGGCGATAACGAAGATTTCAGTAATCCAAATAGACTTTATACTGCAACTGGTGATGTCACCACTGCAATCGTTTCTTCGGAGAATTGGTTAGACGGATTTTAAATAATGGCTGAAATTTATAATTCAAATTCCAACTTAAAAGCAGCTGGAGTTACTGTTGACTTTACACCTGATAATGTAAAAGAGTACATGAAGTGTGCGGCAGATCCGCTATACTTTATTGAAACATATTGTTATATTGTTACTTTAGATCATGGTTTACAATTGTTTAAATTGTATGACTGTCAGAAAAACAAAGTAAATATTATACATAACAATCGTAGGGTTATCCTTATGGAAGGTCGTCAGCAAGGTAAGACGACTACATCTGCAGCTTACATTCTTTGGTATACGATTTTTCAAGCCAACAAAACTGTGGCTATTCTTGCAAACAAAGCAACTGCTGCACGTGAGGTTTTAGATCGTTATCAAACAATGTATGAGTTGCTACCAAAGTGGATGCAACAAGGTGTTACTACTTGGAACAAAGGTGACATTGAACTAGAAAATGGAAGCAAAGTATTTACTGCTGCAACAGGTAAGTCTGGTATTCGTGGTAAGTCAGTAAACATGTTGTATGTTGACGAAGCAGCGATTATTCCAAACAACGTGGCAG